TGTGCGACTTCTGCTCGACCATGAACCGCCACCGCTTGCCAGGACAACCAATGGCACCTTGCAACTGTCGGTTGATGAGAAAGGCTTAAAGTATCGCGCAGAGTTGGTCAACACGCAGGCCGCACGCGATCTGCACGCGATGATAAAGCGCGGCGACATCAACCAATCCAGCTTTGCTTTTACCATTGCCGAACAGGAGTTCGACAGTGAACGTGAGTTGCGCACCGTCACCAAGGTTGCGCGCCTGTTCGATGTATCGCCGGTAACATACCCAGCGTATGAGAATACCGAGGTAACAGCGAGAAAAAAGGCGGTGGAAGTTGTAGAACAGAAAGAGGAAACTGCACCAAGTAAACCTGTTATCTTGGAGCGCAAATCGTGTCACATGAATTTTAAGACAAGCACAGACGCCCAGCAGCACATTCACAAGCTGGAGCAGAAGTTGGAGTCGATCAATGCGATCGCCCAAACGGAAGAGCGTGCCTTGACGGCGGACGAGCTGTCAGAGACGCAAGACATTCACAGCAAGTTGGAAGACGCTGAACACCAGCGTGACGCCCTGGCAAAGAACGAAGCACGCATCAAGCGTATGGCCCACACTGGCGCCGCTTCTGTTGCACAGGAAAAGGAACTGGCCAACGTTGGCAATGAGTTCAACTTGTTGCGCGCACTCAACAACGCTGCACACGGCCGCCCCATGGACGGAGCAGAAGCAGAGATGTTGCAAGAAGCACAGCGCGAAGCATCCAGCATGGGACTTGCCCTGCGCGGAAACGTAGCCCTACCACAGAGCTACCTGCAGATGCGTAACACCTACGGTAACGACAGCGGCCAAGCTGGCGTAGATGATGCCGTGACCACTACGGGAACCGTGGCCGCCGCTGTACGTGAGGCCCTGCGCCCTCGTTCGGTTATTCAGCAGGTCGGTGCCACGCAGCTTACTGGCTTTGTTGGTGACATCAAGTTGCCCACTTTGCCGAATGACGCGGCCAGCACACCAGCAGAAGGTGCAGCGGCTACGGCGTTCACCAGTGCTATGCAGTCAGTCACGCTGACGCCTCAGCGCTACGCCGCAGAAATCACCGTGACCAAAGAGGCATTGAACCAGGCAACTGGTAACATGCAACAGGTCATCGCCACTGACTTTGGTGTAGCTATCGGCACGCAGATTGACCGCGTGGCATTCCAGAACATGATTGATCAGGGCGGCACCTTGAGTGGTGGCACCTTGGCTCTTTCTGCTACCGCTGGCGATAGCCGCGCACAGAGTGAAGCCACGATCGTCTTGGCCACGGAGACTGGAACCAATGACCTGGTAGTAGCTAACGCCAATGACGTTGCCAAACTTTGGGGCACGATCAGCGGCAATGGTGTTGCCAACGGTGCCTTTGTGATGCACCCCAGCACCGCAGCCGTTCTGTTCAACACCAACACCACTGGCGCCGGTGGCGCTCCCGTGATGGCGAACAATCAGATCTACGGCTACAATGTTGTGACTACGGGTACTTTCCCACGCCTCGACATTGATCTGGCCAAGGCTGATCAGTTCTTGAACGGCGGTTCTGACGTTGCTTTCGGTGACGTTGCCGAATGTGGCGGTATCCTCTACGGTGACTTTAGCAATGTTTTCTGGGCCACTTGGGGCGGATTGAGTCTGACCATTGATCCTTACAGCGGCGTTTCCGCTGGCACGGTGAAGATTGTGGCTGACCAGTTCTTCGATGTCAAGTTGCGGACGCCAGACCACATGGGCTTCTTGCTGACCAACGACACAGGAGCAACCATCTTGGGTGCGTAATCCTGAATAAAACGGCACCACGATTGCGGGGACAATGGAGTAACTGCATAGAGGGTGACCACATAAATTGGGAGGGCTTCGGCCCTCCCTTTTTTTTGTCGAAATTGCCGTCATGCGTTACACCATAGAAGAAAATTTAACCGTGCTGGTTGGCGGTCAGGCGCCTAGTTCGGTAATCAGCACCGCTGATTTAAAAGCACACTTGCGCGTGACGCACAGTGATGAAGACTCTTTGATAGAAGCTATGCGGCAAGCGGCTATCAATTACGTGGAGAACATGACCAATGTGCGGTTAGGCAAGCGCATTGCTTACATCTACTATGATGATGTCTTGAAAGACTATGAAATACCTATCGGCCCAGTGGACACCTGGGGAGGTTTGCAGTATGCCAACGGCGCTGGTGAAAGCTATGTGACTCTAACTCAGGACACAGATTACATTATAAATCTAAAGCGCAACCCAGCGCGCATCCAGCTGATTAATATGCCAAGCGCATACACGTACAATCTGTCAAAGATTAAGGCGACGGTATCACTGCTTGGGTATGATGCGGCCTCAGTGCCTGCGCCACTGGTTCACGCTATCAAGTTGCTGGTGTCGCATATGTACGAACTGCGGCAACCAGAAATCACCGGCACGATCACTACTAAACTCAAATTGGGTTTGGAAGCGTTGGTCAATCCTTACCGCATTATTTCTTTTAGATGAGGTTCAGTCAGCTAGATAGAAAGATTGATCTGCGCCGCATCACCAGCAGCACGCAGGACGATTACGGCCAGCCGGTGAACACTACGGCAGACACTAGTGTTTGGGCGCAGGTGATATACGCAGGCAGTGCCAGCGAGAGTAAGAAGGCGTTCCAGATATTCCCGCAACGCAGCGTCACCTTTATTATCCGTCACCCTAACCCCACTGACGCTGGCGGTGGCATCACCATTGCGCAGGATGATACAATCATCTTCGAGACGCGGGAATATGAGATATTAGGATTTGAAGAGATTGGCCGGCGTGACGGCCTGCGCATCTTCTGCAAAGAGAAAGGCAGCGATGGGCGTTAGAGTAAGAGAGTATTTTGCTGCGCGTGGCAGTGGACCAGTGCGTAATGCTGGCGGCCTGAATCCTGGACGCATCGAAGGAATGGACGATCTGTTGAAGCAGATTGATAAGGTCGCTATGTGGGGCAGTAGCGAGGACCGCAAAAAGGTGTTGAAGATTCATAAAGCCGTAGCACAAATTGGTAAGAACAGTTTGAGGCGTCAAATCACGAGCCATGCCGGTGGGACTATTAAGGTGCGTCGCAGTGGTCGCTTTGGCGGCAAGCGTGGCCCCAGCTATGACATTCAAAAAGGAACCTTAAAACGAAGCATTAGAGTGTTTGGAGTTATGGGCAATAAGACATCGGTGATGGTTGGCCCGCGTTCAGGACTCATCGACAGAACCTTAGCCAGTCCTGTGGGCAACATTCGCAACGACGGTTACTTTGCACACTTTGTTGAAGAAGGCGATTTGCCGCGTCACATGGGTGGCCGCGGTGCGTACACTGGTCCAAACCGTGGATTCTTTATACGTGGTATGAAACCAGCCATACCACGCATGACCGCCGAACTAGTGCGCCGGTATCGTATGGCGTTTGATCAATACATGAGTCGAGCATAATGGAAACAGGCAAAGCGATATATAAGCTGCTCAAAGACAGCGTGGCGGTAGGGGCAATCTGCGGTGATCGCATCTACCCAGAGTTGGCCCAGCAAGATGCTGTGACGCCGTTCATCGTCTACACGGTAACCGACACCACACCCAGCGGCACTAAGAACGCCACATCCAAACTGGACACCGCGCGCGTAGAACTGTACTGCATCGCCGACGACTATGAAACTGGAATGAGCCTAGGCATTGAGGTCCGTTCTGCGCTGGATCGGCAGTCAGGCACAATCAATGGCGTGGAGGTTCAGTCTATTGACTTTGATACTTCTGACATTCAGTTTGAGCCAGACCAAAGGTTTTACATCCTTGAACAGACTTACGACGTGCGAATACAACGCACAGGCACAGCCGTCAGCATAGCACAGTTCCCAGGCAACACCTTCACTGTCGAAGAGGTTGACGGCGATCCTAGCGGTGCGGTCAATAAGCTGGTGGTGTCTAACGGTGCTTTGAGCATTAGCGGCAACACCGCCACTATTACCACAGGCGGTGGAGCGTTTACAGATTTAAGCGATACGCCAGGTACACTAGGTACGGTTGGTCAAGTGGTCGCTGTAGCCAGTGGCGGCACTACGTTGGAATTCGTGGACCAGAGCGGCGCTGACGTACAATATCACGACCGCTACAGCACCCAAGCCGAAAGCGAGCGCAGCGGCGCCACGGCTACGCTGGAGATCTACTACACCGCGCGACCTGACGGCGACGGGTATGCGGAAAGCGAAGTGAGCGACGTTGGCGAGACCAACACCAT